GTGGTGTGAGTTGCTTGCTAATCTCAATTCCACAGTGGGACCTGCATTCTGTTATCACACATCCATCCTCACCAGAGCACCAACAACATCACCTGACATACGAGGAGGCTGGTAGCGCACGGAGTTTTCACGGTTTTTATACCGACCCTTATGTACATACGTCCAACCGTCGCAATACTCCACACAGGACTCTGCGACACGCATATACACATCAACAAGGTCGGTATGAGACACACCGTATACCTCGTTCAAAAACTCCGAGAACTCACCAACAGGGTGTTGTTTTGCTCTGGATATAACGGACAAGATGTTAGCTTTGCCCCCCATCTCGGCTAATTTTGACTGTCTAACGTCAAAATGGGGGTTTTCAGAAAGGCGCTCTGATGTTTCCACCAGAATGCGGGCAATGTCTGGGACGTGTCGATGTTCGTACGCAGCAGACATGTACTTGCCTGCCATGTAATCTCTATCGTTAACGTTCACGTTCTTGTTTGCTCGAATGTTAATCTTAGCCAAGACGCGTCCAAATTGCGGGACGGGGAGTGTACCCACCGCGGTACGTGCATACCTCTTTCTATAGAAGGTGGCGTGATGACGCCCCTTCTGAGTAACAACCTCAGCTTTCATACCGCTAGTGTCATACACACTATCGATTGCTTTCTTCACAGCTTCGGCATCTCCCTGCACGTACCCCAGATAGTCATCCCCACCGTGGATGTTTGTGCTGGCAACAACCTCGGCCTTTTGCATAGAACGCTGCATCAAAGCCATATGTACGTAGGAATTACCTGTCGTAGTGGTGGTCTCACCCGACCACCTCTGTCCGTTTAGACCCGCAGCCACTCCGTAGCGGGTCCAAACTCGAACACTGGTATTCCTAGCGAATTCTCGCACAAACCACACGGGTGCTCCCAGTTTGCGGTAGAACATCGCCTCATACTTGCGAAATTCTGCCGACTGGCTCCCGTCATTATTCTTTGCGTCTGACTCAATAGGGGTGCCCAGGGAAGTCTCCATGACCTCTCCAAGTTCCTCCCCGGACGCGCCACAGGCGTATATGGCGACATTGCCAGTGTTCCGGGGGTTGGAACGGGAGAAGACACGCTTCATCCTGTCGTTCAGCTCCATGACGATAGGGCCCGTTACCGCATTGTACATATCAGTTCCTTGGTAAACAATGCGGGGTTGAGCGCCCCATGGCTTGAGTAAGGCCTCTTGCTTCGCGAACACATGTTTTGTGTCCATGTCACAGCGTATTTCGGGTTCGGCCAAAGCGGCGAGGAGCCGCTCTGCTTTCCCAGCAGCGCACCTTTTCAAGTAAACTTCGAGAAGTTCACTATCCATGCGGATTTCAGGCAGTGCATCAAATTTCT